GTCTAGCTTCGTCGTAAATCTTTTGTCCGTTAAATGTTAAGCCGCCCGGCATCTTCATGCCTTCAAACTTTTTAAGGTTTGTGCCCCACTGTTCTTTTATGAGAACAGTGGCGTAGTTCTGAAGCCAACGCTCACCGTAACCTTTAGGGAATTCTTCCGGATCAACAACTTGATACGCCTCGATGAGAAGATAATCACCCTCGTTAACGATATTCCAATCCATATCGATGTAGCACTTGCCCATGATACGATTGAAGCGAAGAGGTTGTTGACCGACCAAGAACTGCTCCAAGAATTGAACGTGTTGAAGAGCCATGTAATATGGAACCATGCTTACTGACGTTAATGTATAAAGATCATTGAGAGCGATCTGGTAACGAATGTTAAACAGATTGTTAGTGTTGAGAGCTTGACCGATAGGAAACAAGTTGACTACGCCTAGAACGTTATCTGGCATTGTGATGTACTTGTTAGTGATGTCAGTGTTTGTCACGCGATGCTTATAGTAGATCTTCTCGGCGCCATCAAAATGATAGTCCCAGTAGTACCTGATAGCTTCATCTACGCGATCATCGACTTGATCGTCGTCGACGTTGATTTCAATGACCGGAGCGCCCAGTTTTCTCAGGCAATAGTTCTTGAACTCTGTTTTTGACGTTGGTACGGCCATTTTCTGTCCTATAAATAAGGTATGATCTTGATTATTTATCTAATGAGGAGTTGGTATGTTTAGATCGTTATTGATTGCTTTGACTTTATTTACCTGTGTAGCTCAAGCTGAGACCCAACTTAAAGTTATCGTACCTTCAGAAAACGACACATATAGCATTAACGCTAGAGTGTTATCAAGATTCATCTCAAAGTATTTACCCGAACAACCCTCTGTAGTCATACAGACGATGCCCGGCGCCGCAAGTCTCATAGCAACAAATCACTTATATAACGTAGCTCCAAAAGATGGAAACACGATCGGTGCCATCTATAAAGATATTCCTATGGTTGGAGTTCTCGGTGGTGAGAACATTAGGTTTGATGTTAAGAAGTTTAACTGGATCGGATCAAACGCCGACGGTAGAAAAGACGCTGTTATCGTGTGGGCTAACACGAGAAACAAAAGCTTGCTCGTAGGTTCTGAGAACTATCCCGGAATCAGTCTAGCTTTCTTCGTTCGAGATATCGGAAAACAAGATTATAAGATCATCACTGGATACGCTAATCCTGGACTAGCTCGTTTAGCTCTCGAGCAGAAAGAAGTCGACGCTGTCATCTATAACCTTTTAGGAATCAAGACTCAGAAGCCTAACTGGTTGAAAGAAGATTCTGGGATATATCCTGTCCTTCAGTTTGGTAACGGACCGAACAGACATCCTGATTTTAGAGGTGTACAAACTCTACACGAGATGGTACAATCTGATCAAGATCAAAAAATACTAGAGATAGTTGAAGCTTCATTAGCTACTCTGAGACCCTTCGTAGCTCCTCCCAACGTTCCGGAGAAAAGAGTAGCTGAGTTGAGAGAAGCTTTTAATAAAGCTGTTAGAGATCCTGAGTATCTCGACGAAGCTAAGAAGATGAACTTTGAAGTTAATCCTATCGAGTGGCAAGAGTTTAATACTCTTATCGATAAGATCTCTAATATAGATGAGAAGACTATCGAGAGACTAAAGTCGTTCAACGAGGTGAAGAAATGATTAAGCACTCCCTGTTCCCAACTCTAGTTATTCAGGAACAGTATGCTGACAAAGAAGAGTTTCAGAAGATTTTCATGAAGAAGATCTTTAAGTACATGACCGTTGAGGGATACTCGAATGAGTATACCAATCACGTTAACATACATCACGAGGAAACTTTTGCGCTGCTCTTCGGACATGTCACTAAGATGATCGGACAGTATCTCGAGACTCTCGCAATCGATCCTAACGTCTTTGACATTAACATCATTAAGACTTGGATGAATATCACCAAGGAGAGACACACACCGTTTCATAGTCACGAAGACGCTCATCTCTCATTCACTTACTACGTTCACGTTCCGGAGAGACTGGAGAAACCTCTGGTGTTTGCGTCGACTCCTCCACACATGAATGATCCATACTACGGTATGATCGCTTTCAACTCTAAGGAGAAGAACGAGTACAACGCTTACGAGGCTTCTTTCTCTCCCAAGTTTGGTGACACATTTGTCTTCCCAGCTAAGCTCAACCATTACACAGTAGGATACGGTGTCGATGAGAAAGATCCCGGCTGTAAGAGCGTAGAAGACCTTATGGATCGTCGCGTCTGCTTAGCGGGTGACGTTCTATTCACCTATAAAAAGAACATGCCAAAACCAACCGGAATCCAACCTACTACTAACTGGAGAATCTTTAATGAAGTACACGACAATCTATAATGATCCAACTGCGAGATCACGAATCACGCATGGCTGGACGCACTGGGACGATGCTTTTACCAGCGAAGAGTTGCAGATGATCATTGATTATTGTGAAGCTCAGGGAACAGAACCTGGAACAACATTCTCCGGTAGCCAAGAAGAGACTGAGAAAGTTCGGCGCTCAAACGTAAAGTTTCACCCACGTAATCCAGACACAGCTTGGATATTCGATCGCTTGAACTTCATCATTCAATCGAGCAACGAGATGTTCTACGGTTATGAGTTGAATGGTTACAGCGATTTCCAATACACGACTTACACGGCAGAACAAGAAGGTAAGTACGACTGGCACATGGATATCGGCCTCGGTCACATGCCGGCAAACATGAATGAGACTAGAAAGCTCTCATTGTCTCTATTGTTGAATGATGACTTTGATGGTGGTGAGTTTCAAATCAATGATGGACAAGAAGCTACAGCACCTGTTCTTCCGACACCTAAGGGAAGAGCACTCCTGTTCCCATCATTTATGATTCACCGTGTGAAGCCGATAACTCGAGGTATTCGTCGTTCACTGGTTGTTTGGGTAGTCGGACCGAAGTTTACTTAATCTGTCTTCTATGTCATTAATATCAGAGAGATCATTCATGTACCAGATAGATTTAGGGTCTTCAGCAAACTTCTTAGGCACCGAGTAATGAGGCATACTAGGATTACCTATAAGTGCTTGTATTTTTTCTTTAGAATCTAAATCGTTGAATATTCTTCCTCTTCCCATAAATAGTGGTAACCAAAAACGCATCGGTGCATCTTTCTTAGAGATACCATATTCACGACATTTTTTTCTTCTGAAGTGTTCTACCTGCGATGATGTTAATCCTTTTTCTATAAAGATATTAACTAGTTCATCCCACAAACACTTATAACATTCTTTACATGGTTTATTATTTTCTTCAGTTTTTATAGGTGAATTACATGAAAATGTTTTTGATTTCAAGTTATCAGGAAGATATTTGAAGGCGTGCCACCTATTAAAATGATTGTGAAAATCATGTGTTATCAATGGATTCCAAAGATAACCGCGATTTGTTAATTTTGTCATTAATCTAATAGTTGCGAAATAAGAAGGATTTCCTATTCTTTTATCTTCAGTTTCAACTAACTTCTTATTAAACTGTTCCCAAGTTCTTCCTGTAACTAATCTATCAAACGTTTTTGAGTTAATGAAAGGTGCTGCATACGCTACGAAATAAGTATAGTAATGAATCATTACTTCTTCATCATAATCATCATCACGCACCTGTTTTACAACGTAATCAAAGTCACGGATTTTTTTTAATTCATTAACGATGTCTAAGACGTGTCGATTCTGATCTTTAGGTGAAGATATCTTATTAATAGATCCGTCAGCCTTTTCTAATAAAACTGCTGTTATCTCATCTTCAGTTTCAGATAAAAGTTTATACATAACGTATGTGGAATCTAATCCACCTGAAAAAAGTACTAAATTCTTACACGGAGTCATTATGTTCGATTTCATAAAAAAGATATCCCTCGTCTTTGCTATATGTATTTATAGTTCAATCGGCTACGCCGCCGAACCGATAACTATAGTTACGTCAAGCACGGTAGGCGGAGGTCCATACACTAATGCTACGATCATAGCTAAGTATCTTAGTAAACATATGGAAGGTAATCCTAAAGTTATCGTCTCATCTATGCAAGGTGCGGGCGGTCTCGTTCTTAATAACTGGCTTTACAATAAAGCAGATCAACAGAATACAATTGCAACAGTTTCTGTAAATGGAAACTCATTCGTTACTGCTTTATCAGGAAAGAATCCACAAGTAAAATATGATCTCAATAACTTTAAGTATCTATTTGCAACTAATGACGGTGATAATGGTGTGTTCGTTATCTGGGCACATAACAGAAAAGGACTTACAAACATCCAACAGATGAGAGAGAAAAGTAATCCTTTTATCTTTGGCAATCAAGACACGAGTGAAAATAATCTAGTGAACTACATGCTCACTAAGATCTTAAAGATTGAGTCTAAGATGGTTTACGGATATAAGAATATACATCAAGCTATTCTCTCTAATGAGATCGATGCTCGATTTGGTACTCTACAGAATACTGTAATGCTTTATCCCGAATGGTTGAAGAAAGGGCATGAGATTCAAGCGATCGCTCAAGTTGGAGCTCTAAAGAGAAGCCCAGTCATACCAGAAGTCCCGCTGTTTGCCGAGTTCGTTACCGATAATGAACATAAGAAAGTATTAGAACTTTTTAGAGAATTGAATCAACTTACACGTCCATACTTCGGCGGACCAGGAATGACACCTGAACGCGTCAAACAATTCGCCGAAGCTGGAAAAAAGATAGCTAACGATTCAGAATATGTTGAAGAGATGATAAAGATCGGTGGATCCAACTCATTCGTAGAATACGAAGAGATGAATCAGATAATGAAGATGATCATCAACACCGACAAATCAGTTATAGATCTTATTAATTAATTTTGTCTGGGTTGAATCTCTGTGATGACTGTACCATCAATTTGTTCAATCTTTGTTTCAATCTTATGTTGAACAAAACCAGAGACTGAGTTTGACGTAGAGTTTTTATAAGCTTTTACAAACTCGTTGCTCGTGTCATTAATAGCATTCCAGAAAGATAATGCTTCTTCGGCTGTTTCAAAATACCATACTTTCTTAGAAACATTATCTTCATAAGAAACTGGATCTTCCCTCAACAAAGTTTGTTGTTGTTTAACAACGTTCTCGTTAAAGTTATCTTTGACTAGTTGCTGATAGGTAGTAAGAGTGGCTTTTCTATTCCACTCTTGATCACTCGTCTTGTACGTATAACGAACTAGCTTAACAGGCATTATGGATTCTCCCTATTCAAAATCTTATTTATCGGGTCACTTTCTTTGAAAGTTAGATAGTCTGAAAATGTAGTATCAGTATCAACGACCACGTTGTCTCTATATTTATCAACACTTCTATCGAGTAAATCTACGTACTTATTAAGATTAGAACCCGTCAAACATCTTCTAAGTTCTTTAGGAGATATAATCATAAGAATCTTTCTGTGTCCCTTGATGTATTCACTTCTATGTTTCTGTCGAAGATTATTCCAAGCGAAAGAGTTAGTATCTTCTGGAATAGGAAGTCTATATCTTCTATGATAGTTTCCAGTGTTCCAGTCTAATGGATCTACTTCCATCTCTAACGTTTCATATGGATTATTATCAAAGATCTTGATTCTCATGCTGGCGGGCATATCTATCTGAGGACCAAAGTCTCGATGAGGAGGAACATCCCAGTTACTCGACCACATGAACCATTTAAAGTTTTGACGTTCAATGAATGGCATGTATTCGTGTATCTGTTCGAAAAGTTCAGGAAACTGATTGTATATCTCGGGAACTTGATTATCACTCCAAACATCTGAATGATCACCTACACCTTCTTCGCTGCTAGTGATTTGCTTGTATGGTGATCTACCGACTGCGCCAGAACCCGCTTGACTCAAGTGATCTGTTCTTATCTTTACGGCATTCTGAGATTTAGTGAAGAAGAACTCAACGAACTTGTTCATATCATTTGGTACGATCTTAGGTATAGCAAATGGAATGAAAAGATACTTTCCATAAGCTCTCTCTAGATCTGTATAAAGATCATTTCCCCACCAGCGAGTCGCTGCATAATTACGATTCTGTGTTAATACTTCTTTAGTCTCATTTAGAAGCTTTCCGTTTTCAGCTTCTGCAAGTTTAACATCACTTTCAAACTTTTGTTGTTCTGTCATTACATCTTCTCCATAAGAGATAAGAACTCTTCTCTTGTTCCAAAACTAAAGTTAGGATTATGTTTCACCCACTTTGTTCTTCTTAATTGTGTCAAAGCATCTTCATACTGTCTGCTATATTGATATATGATTTTTGGTCTGAATGGAATACCATATATCCTGTGTTTATATTCTTGTGCATCTTCATCTTTTCTTACTTCTTTGATCATAGCGTAAGTAATCTCAGGAGTGTAATTAAAGAAGTAATGTGTGTTATGTTCACCTATAAGCACATCGTTATAAAAGTCCCACTCATTCGCACCAATCAATATTGATCCATCATCTTGATCATCGATCAAATGTTCAGCCATAACGAATACGCCGCTTCTTTCTTCCGCGTATTGGGCTGCCATGTAAGTCGCTACAGCATTAAAACCATAGCCACTGATCTTCATAAGAATATCATTGTAGTAACACTTGAGCATATCTGCTTCAGATTTTTTAATAACGATAGGATCAATTTTATATAAACGACAGAAGTGATAAGCGTACGCTAGCTCAAGATTATTTCCGGGTGTCTCAATAATGATAGCTTTGAACTGAACGTTTTCTTGAAGAAACATCTTAACGACATACTCAGAATCCATTCCACCGCTAAGACCTACGTAGATATCTTTCTTAAGATCTTTGATCTTTTGAATAGTATAGCTAGAAGCTTCATCAAAAGATAAGTTTAAGTTCCAATCATCTATCTTTTTAAGATAGACTTTAAGATCGGCCGCTTTAACATCATCTCTATCAGATACGTTTGTCGTTAGCCAACTTTGATGAGTCGCCATCTAAACCTTTCCACGTACCAAAGATCATATCCCATATAGGAAAGAAAACGCCATAATTCTTATGAGGATATTTATGATGTATCAGATGCCACTTACCGCTGGTGATGAATGGATACAAATTAACTTTTGGATTATGTTCAACTGATTCTTGTATGAAAGCTGCCCAGACGTAGTAGAAAACAAACAACCACCACTGACCGGTTACCGCAGAAAATATGATCGTAGGTATAACTTCAGTTATCCATTGATCGGCCGTCGACTTCCAGCTATCGAAGTATAAGAACACATTAGTCCAATGAAGTCCCCTGATAGTTGCGTTACTAACTTGCTTATGATGATCGCCATGAATCTTATTCACGTAAGGTACGATGTGTACGATACGGTGCATCCAATAGATCATGAATGTCCAGCATAAGAAGTAGAATACATAAGTCATAACTTTACTGGTTTCTCCGAGATAAAGTATTGTCTTGTCTGATATCCTCTCTTCGTGTGAGAGAGATACTTGTCTAACTTTAGAGTAGCATTCTTATATATCTTAAACATATCAGAATCTTGCTTATTCAACATAAACATGTCTCTAACACTCAAGCATGAGATAGCTGACTTCTTAGACTTAAAACGAAGAGGATTCTTAAGATCGTACACGAGATTATCGATGATCTTAATGTAATTAACATTGAAGAAGTCGTGACTCATACTCTTTTCAACTACAACATTTTTAATATAGAACTCCATGATCATATGTAACTGCTTACGTATGATAGCTTCAGCTTTAGGATCTGTGTAGAAGTTAACTCTTTGAAAGTTTTCATCTACTAAGTTTGACCCATAGTCGATTACTGCGTGATCATTAAAATCTGTAAAGAATAGATTGTTACCACCATCTATAGATAGCTTTGGCTTGTCTGAACACATGATGTAACATGTTTTCTTGTTGTTATTCTGACCGATGAAATACTTTAAGTCATGCCAGAATAACGTATGAACACTAGTGTATGGACCTAGCTGCAAAGCAAAGTCATCACCAAATTCTTTGATCAATGGAAAGTTTTCTGGATTATTAAAGTGCTTCGTGTAATCTTCTACTGTTATCTTAGTGTTCGGAAGATCTAAAGCTTTTAACGTTGGGTAAACGTTATGATATATGTCACCGTTATGATTCTCATCTACTCCATACTCACTGTCTTGTGAGAAAGCCCCGACAATAAGAATCTCATCTATATGAATGTTATCGTAGTAAAAAGCTTCTAAAACATTCGTTGAGTCTACGCCGCCTGAGTAGCATAATATAACGTATTCAAACTCATCACGAATCTGCTGCGCTCTACGACTATACAGTGTCCAAAGATCTTCAACGGGATCTTTAGTCCACTGTACTTGTCCAAACTCTTTGTCATAATAATAGAATCTTCTGATCCAATGCTTAGATTGTTTCAAAAGATCGTTTCTATTACGATAGATCTTTTTATCACCATCGTAATAGAACACATTTTCATTAAGCTTCATAATTTATTGCGCAAGCTTTCCTTGCTTAGCTTTCTCAAGGAGTTCAAGAATATCATCATCTGTCATGTTACCGTCTGGCTTCTCACCAGATCCTTCTGTAGTAATAGCAGGTAGGGGTGGCTCTAGAGATACCGTTACCGTTTTCTTTACGTTCATGAGATCTTTAAGAGATGACAGAGAAGTATCTACTTCAGTGTTAGCAATCTTTTCTTGAGTATCTAGCCAATGAACCGGTGCTCTTGAAAGAATAAAGTTATGAAGATCTTCACCTTCTGGTGCAGGAATTGGAACATTAATATTGTAATCAGTCCTGCATCTTATAGGCGAACCATCTAATCTTTTTTCAACAGCATCTGGGATCGTTGCTAACATTTCTTCTGTTATAAGATCAGTGAAGTATCTAACAACGATTGAGTGCTCATCAGGATTTACTTCTATGATTTTATAATGAATATCCATAATCTTCCTCTTAGCTTATTGGTCCGTTGCGTGTTCCCGTTGCAACGTAGATAATGTTTGAGTTACCAGAGATAGCAGGTCCCTGTGAACCCGGTGAACCGGCGCTACCCGCAGGTCCGGTCGGACCAGTTGAACCAGTCGGTCCAGTTGAACCCGGTGATCCAGCGCTACCCGCAGATCCAGTCGGACCAGTTGAACCAGTCGGTCCTGGACTACCAGCTGGACCAGTTGAACCGGTTGGTCCCTGACCACCGCCCGCACCGCCCGCACCGCCGGCCCAATAGTTACCGTAGTATGGTATCGGTGGATCAGCTTTTGGACCGGGTGTGTAAAGCAGCTGTGCTGTACCTTGGTTACCACCAGCACCGGAAGTTTGAATACCGCCACCGGTACCACCCGCACCGCCGCCATACCAGCCACCACCGCCACCACCAGCAGAACCGCCAGACGCTGCGCCACCATCATAAGCATATACGTTATATGCTGGATAGTAGCTTGGAGGATCTGCTTTCGGACCCGGATAATAGAACGCAGCTACGTAAGTGTAACCACCTTGACCGCCACCGGCAGGTGCAGAATAACTCGCTCCACCGCCGCCACCAGCACCGCCGGTGATATACTTAATCGCTTCTTGTGCAATGCCAGTGAATCTTACACCCGGACCATAGAAGCCCGAACCACCGCCGCCACCGCCACCACCGCCGCCGTTTCCACCTGCGCCGCCGGGTCCTCCTGGGCCAGCTGCGCCACCGGGACCACCGGGACCACCTGGACCGCCGGGACCCGCACCACCACCGGCTCCTCCTGGACCGCCGGTTCCTCCCGGACCACCGGGACCACCGGGACCTGCAGCACCGCCACTTCCTCCGCTTCCACCAGTTAGTGTACCCGTGTTATTCAACACAGTCGTTAAGCCAGTTACGGTGTCTGCTAAGAATGAGATACCACCGCCGGCGCCTGCGCTACCGTTACCACCGGTTCCACCAGGTGCGCCCGCGCCACCCGTTCCACCAGGTGATCCAGCAGTACCATTTCCGCCCGTGCCACCAGTTCCACCAGCACCACCGGGACCACCCGTACCACCCGTCCCGCCTGTACCACCCGGACCACCCGGTGAGCCAGATGAACCCGCGTTACCCGCAACGTAGTTAGCGCCACCTGTACCACCCGCGCCGCCTGCACCATGTGGACCGGTACTACCAGTTGAACCCGTTCCGCCGGCTGTGCCCGGTGAACCAGTTGAGCCAGTAGAACCAGTCGATCCGGGAGTTCCCGCTGCGCCAGTCGTACCTGTAGAACCAGTGTTACCCGTTGAGCCGGTACTTCCAGGTGAACCAGCTGGACCGACGCCACCACTGATCGTGTTAGCGTTCTGAATGTATAACCATGAACCCGGCGACCAACCTGTACCCGTTCTAAACGCAGCAGTCGTGTTTGAAGATGAACCTACCGAAGCATTGATGAAGCAAAGAAGATTCAAGGGATAGGTTGGACTGCTAGCTTGAGTGAACAAGTTAATGTTGTTCGCCGCTGAACTAATCGTAACTACTTGTGTTGGTCTTGGAATAAATGCTACGAACATTCTTTTACCTTACGTCTGGTAGATATGAGCCATAGAGATTGGTGCCATCACTTACGAAGCTGAAGAGATCTCTCTTACCGCTACCGGTGCTTAACACGGGAGCTACACCGGCGACCCACTTAAAAGAAGACCCCCATGTAACTGTCCTATTTCCTGTACCATCTTGGATCAAGTGAAGAATATATGTTCCAACTTTAAGGTTAGTCGGATTTGAAACCGTACGATTACCACCTAGGGTTAGGTAAGCGATCTGACCGTCAGCGGTGTTCCAGCTAACGGTTGCTCCATCGGTCAACGTTTGAGATAATATATCAGCTTGCGCAGTACTTACCGTTCCAGTAAATCCGGAAGGTGTAAACACTGTGTTTCCAAGCGATACTTGTGTAGAGTTAGCTACAAAAGCACCGTTGACTGATAATGAATTCTTTACTACGAAACTTACGTCGGCCATTGGTTCACTTTCCCCTAGGCTATTTTAATCTATTTATCTAACGTCTACGATATACGTACCATACATGTTCGTGCCGTCAGAGATGAATGAGATGATGTCTCTCTTGTTAGCGCCTGTCGATAGGACTGGAGCCACACCGCCCGGCCACTTGTAAGCAGTACCCCATGTAACTGTTCTGCTACCAGTAGCGTCTTGCACGAGATACAAGATATAGGTTGCAATCTTCATGTTTGTTGGGTTAGAGATTGTTCTGTTACCGGCAAGCGTGAGAGAAGCAACTTGACCGAGTGAAACGTCCCATGATACAGTAACACCATCTGTTAGAGTCTGATTTAGTGTATTAGCAGAAGCAGCATCTACCACACCAGTCATCTTAGTAGTGCCAGTGATACTTACGTTAGCGCTGTGTGTATGAACACCGGTGAACGTAAATGCGGCTGATGTATTGACTGTATTCGTTGGAGCCTGAGCCCAAGGTAACGTACCAGACGTGATGTTAGTAGCGTTAGTATAGTAAGCGGCTGCTTGACCATTAAAGTTACTTGAGTTATTAGAAGTTAATGCGCTATTAACATTCAAGTTACCTTCTGTCTTACCGTTCACATAAGTTGTATTATTTGCAGACAGAGTTGCTACGTTACTTGATAGACCGGCAGTTGTTTGATAACCGGAAGCAGCCGTACCACCAAGATTTGTTGAGTTATTTGATGTACCTGAGAAAGTTGTCGCGTTGATAGATACGTTTACTGTAGAATTACCAACTGCAACAATCGTAGTGTTAACAATCGCGCCGCCAGTTGCTGAACCATAACCACCACCGGTTGTATGAGAAGCGGCATTGACAATACCGGTATGATAAACACCAGTTGTATTTGCGATAAAAGAAGTACCAACCGTATGTGATGAACCATTAACTACACCAGTATAAACACCAGTCGTATTTGCAACTGTAACAGCATTGATACTTAAACCAATAGTAGTTAAAGATGTGTTAATAGTGTTGTTACCAATAAACAGTGCAGTGGTGTTTGCTAGAACACCACCAGTACCAGTAGTTGTATTACTGGTACCAACAGAAACAGAGGTATCGACGTTTGCCGTACCATATATTCTCGTGCCGCTAAGAAGTTTTGCCATTTGTAAATCCCGTTTATATTATTTATTGTGTTTCGTCAAAGTAACCAGAAACAGCAAATGTACCATCTGAGTATATTTTTTGCGCAGTAGTACCAGCATTTATTGTTACTTCATCAAATCCAATAAGACCGGTAGCCCTTAACGAACCATTCGAATAGTATTTTGCTCCGATATTAGGAGCGATCGTTGTTGCTGTGCTGTAAGTGCTATTGACAACATAAGTACGAGAACCAGTTAAATTGACATTAGGATCCGTATCAACAAACAAATTATAAATTTCAGTGTTAGAAAAAGATCTGTTTGAAACAAATATTGAAGCCATAGCACCAGAAAGATATGGTGATGTTGTAGCTGTGTTACTAGTTGCTTCTGCTCCTATCGCCAAACATCCACCTACGTCTATGTAATTAGTAGCTGCTACTGCAGTGTAAGTATCTGCAACTTGACCATTAATATAAAAAAATGCATTTTTACCATCAAATGTCCAAGCAAGATGATTCCATCCTGTTGAAGAAGTAAATGCAGCTCTAGTGTTGGCTTGCATAAAACGGTAGCCGCCCGCAGTAAGATTATAAAAAACTATACCAACGGTTGTTGTGCCAGTAAAACCAGCATCATTAATAGCAATACTCCAGCCACCAGATTGTGTTGAAGATACAAATCTTTGACCTGATGTTGTATACCAGTTTGTATTATACGCCCAAACTGCAGCCGTCATTTTACCGGTGCCAGAAGTTATACCCGGTCCAATAATCGTATTTGATGTAGCAGTTCTATCAATTCTTCCGGCCGTAGTAGCACTATTATTAAAAATCATAGCATTTGGACCGTAAGTATTGGCCACTGCTGAAGCTAATGCTGATGTGTTAGCTACAATTAATTTTGCAGTCGGTGCAAGATTAAACCACGTATTAGCAGTAGCTGTTGAATAAGGAAATCTACCCGTTGCATCAAGATATATTGTTGTGTTTGCTTCATCGTAAAACTTCATATACTGAGAAATTTCATCTATCTCAGCCGTTCCGCCTGTAGTAAAAATACCAGAGTTACTAATTTTAACCATTAACCAAATACCACGTCAAGAGAATTAGTTGTTGCATTATACTGCATATATGCTACCGATGATGTTGTATTAGCAAAACCAACACGACCACCTACATATACGTTATTTGCTACGCCAATACCACCAGCTGTTGTAATAGCACCAGAAGTAGAATTTACAGAAGCTGTAGTGTTAGTAAATGCATATGAAGATGAAAGATTAACACCAGCCGATGCAGTTGCCCAGTATACATTACCAGAAGCACCAGAAGTTAATACTTGACCTGCAGTACCAACACTAGCATTAGCTGTAATGGTAGCAGATATTACTACGTTACCAGAAAACGTAATTGTATTGGTAAACGATTGAGTATTAGACCACGTATATTGTGATGCAGTATTTACACCTGCCGCCGCCGCGGTCCAATATGGAGCTCCGGTTGCACCATTTGATGTTAATACTTGACCGGATGTACCCGAACCACCATTAGAAATAAGTGGTGTGGTTAAAACAACGTTGGCGTTATGAGTATGAATACCAGTAATTGTATAACTTCCAGATGTATTTACATAGTTAGCAGCTGCTACACCACCAAGATATGATGCATTATTAGCCGCTAATGTAGCCACGTTGGCCGATAAACCAGCTGTCGTCTGATAGTTAGCTAAATTGTTTGTTAAGTTAGTAGCAGTAACATAGTTAGCAAGGTTACTAGAGAGCTGAGCGTTTGATACAACGTTCGCTGCTGCTACAGTACCAACGAATGATGTATTATTGGCTGTTAATGTGGCTACATTTGATGATAGACCAGCAGTCGTTTGGTAGTTACCTAAGTTTGCAGAGAGTTGAGCATTAGACACTACGTTTGCAGCAGCAACTGTGCCAACAAACGAAGTGTTATTAGCCGTTAACGTTGCAACGTTACCCGATAAACCAGCGGTTGTCTGATAATTAGCTAAGTTGTTTGTTAAGTTAGTAGCAGTAACATAGTTAGCTAGATTACCAGAAAGCTGGGCATTTGACACAACATTTGCAGCTGCAACGGTGCCGACAAATGTTGTGTTATTGGCAGTTAATGTAGAAACGTTGCCTGATAAACCTGCTGTTGTCTGATAGCCAGAAGCAACTGTGCCACCAAGATATGATGCATTATTTGCGGATAAAGTTGCAATGTAAGATGCATTAACTGCTAATGTTGACGCCGCAGAACCATCATATGCACTACCAACACTGTAATAGAGACCTGTTCCATCAGATAATGTATAGAGTGCTTTAGAAGAAAATTGAACAAATGAAATCGCATCAGTACCGATGGTAGTTATATTATTCTGTTGAACCCAAGAAGTACCAGCTAATGTAGAACCAGCAAGAACATAAACCAAGTCACCTTGATCTACTTCGTTTGTACCAGTTCCAACTTGGTCGTAATCTGTCGCTCTAGTAAGAATCCAAGGATATGAACCGGAACCTGTGTTAGATACAACATAAACACCATTCCAAACAGTGTTGGAAGAGTTTTTCATAAGAATACGATCATTATATGCAGCCGTTACACCATCTAATGAAAGTGCAATAAACGGTGTAATATCAGTAATTGTAGCGCCGACACCATTAGCACCATTATTATAAGTTGCAGTTGAACTATCAAATGTTTGAGTTGTTGTTAATCTAACGGCTGGATGGAAATTGACGCCTGTAGCAATAGCATCAGCATATGTTTTATTGACAATGTCATTACCATATTGAGGTGCAGTTGATATAGTACCACCAGTTAATGAAATATTTGCAAATGTTACATTATTTGTTGTGGTAAGATTTTGATTCATTCGATAAGGTAAACGAGCTTCATTTACCGTACCAGTAGAAATGTTTGAAGCATTAGAAGAATATGTTGTTGCATTGCTGTAAGCAGTTGCAGCTTTTGTATCCGCATATGAAGTTGCATTCGAGTAAGCCGTAGCTGCTTTAGTATCAGCATAAGAAGTAGCGTTACTATAAGCAGTAGCCGCATTGCCCGTAATTGCGGCATTTGCGGTACCAATCTTAGTGTCTGTATATGATACAGCGTTTGTATAAGCAGTCGCCGCGTTACCAGTAATCGCGGAGTTAGCCGTACCGATTTTAGTATCAACATATGATGTAGCATTTGTATATGCGGTAGCAGCGTTACCAGTTATCGCAACATTAGCAGTTCCAATCGCATTGTCAACATATGAAGTTGCATTAGAATAAGCTGTAGCTGCTTTAGTATCAGCGTAACTAGTAGCGTTTGAGTAAGCAGTTGCAGCATTTCCTGTAATTGCAGCATTTGCTGTACCAATCTTAGTGTCGGTATAAGAAGTTGCATTTGAGTAAGCCGTTGCGGCGTTACCCGTGATAGCTGTGTTAGCCGTACCGATCTTTGTGTCAGTATATGAAACAGCATTTGTATAAGCGGTTGCCGCATTACCAGTTATAGCAGCATTGGCTGTACCAATCTTAGTATCAGTGTACGAGGTAGCGTTAGTATATGCAGCTGAAGATTTAGTATCAGCATAACTAGTAGCGTTACTATAAGCAGTTGCAGCTTTCGTATCTGCATAAGAAGTAGCGTTACTATAAGCAGTTGCAGCATTTCCAGTTATCGCGGCGTTAGCCGTACCTATCTTAGTATCAGTATATGATGTAGCATTTGTATATGCTGTAGCGGCATTACCCGTAATTGCTGAATTAGCAGTTCCTATTGCGGTATCAGTATATGACGTAGCGTTACTGTAAGCATTAGCAGCTTTATTATCGGCGTAGCTAGTAGCATTTGAGTAAGCAGTTGCAGCATTTCCAGTTATTGCAGCATTGGCTGTACCTATCTTAGTATCAACATATGATACCGCGTTAGAGTAAGCAGTTGCAGCATTACCGGTGATAGCTGCATTAGCAGTTCCGATCTTTGTGTCGACATACGAAGTAGCGTTGCTGTAAGCATTAGCAGCTTTATTATCGGCGTAGCTAGTTGCATTTGAGTAAGCATTCGCTGCTTTTAAATCAGCATATGACGTAGCGTTGCTGTAAGCGTTAGCTGCTTTATTATCTGAATACGTTCTTAAGTCAGAAGCAGTGTTTCCGCCGACAGTAGCCGAGTCACCGGTAAAAGCAGTTGAGTTGATAGTTGAGTTAACTGAAGAGTTACCGACGCGAATATAATTTGAGAAGTTAAATGTGTTTGTACCTGAAATGTAAGTGATCGTAGCGTTTGCACCGTCTACTGTTATACCCGCGCCGTCTGATGCAGCTGGGCTCGGTGATCCCTTAGCAATAGTGATATTAAGATCTGATACGTCTAGAGTAGCTGTATTGAGTGTAATAGTAGATCCATTGACTACTAAGTTACCGCTGATGTTAACGTCACCGGTGAATGTTGCACCCGTCAGCTTAGCGTAGTTAGCTGCAGGTACTCCACCAAGATTCAATGAGTTGTTAGCTGTACCTGAGAACGAAGTAGCATTGATTGGTGTTCCACTTATCGCGATAACTGTTGAGTTGATCGTCGTCGTACCTATGGTAATCGTACCATCAGTGATCGTAGTGTTGTTGTTAGTCTTACCTATTACTAGAGAAGATCCATTTAAGTAAATGTTTCCAGGATAAACTTGCGTGTTAACAGTTGAGTTACCTACGGAAAGATGTTTGGTTCCATCACTTGTATTGATACGAATGTTACCATTGGTGCTAATAGAATTAGCTACACCGAATGATCCGTTGACTTGAGCATTAGCGTCAAAAGTGACTGAATTATGAAAAGTTACAACATCATAGAAGTCGGCTGTGTTACCTACATCGATGTGACCATTAACTTGCAAGTTTCCATGCGCAGTAACCAGCGAGTAGAATTCTACAGAATTATTAACATCTAGATGACCTTCAATCGTAATGTTACTATTCGCGTAGATAGGAGCATAAAAATTACTATTGCCAGAAAATACGGATGCCCCATAAAAATGTGCGTTAGTGAATTCTGCAGAAACTGTGTTAGATAACTTAGTACCACCGGCAGTCACACCGTCATGTACTCTTAACGTTTTATTCGTTAGGTCGACGGTGATCTCACCATTAGCTCCGGTGAAAGCATCATTCTGAGTTGCGGTACCTCTTCTAAACTGAACTTGTGTTGGCATAGTAATTCCCTGTTTGAATCTTTTCTATTTATTTCAAGCGTTTAAGTCAACTGGAATTATACTACCAATTCCATTACAGTCGTAACCACTTATTAATGATACACCAAACGCATCAACTGAATTAGCAGATAAGTCGCCGTAATCACCTACCGGAAAACTGCTAGTGTTAGCTCCGGCGTCTGCCCAGTAAACTGATGATCCGTTAGAAGCTAGTACTTGACCGCTCTGTCCCGTCGAGTTGTTTGCGGTGAAGCTTCCAGTTACTACAAAATTATTTACTGATATAGATTGACCGTTAGCGAAACCACCGGTTGAAACTGAAGACCAGTAAGTTCCGTTACCATTTGACGTTAGTACTTGTTCGGCTGAACCCGTAGATCCGTTAGCTGAGATAGCTTTTACAGTTAGAGTGTTACTGACTCTAGCATTCGTGTTGTTAGCGCCGATCTCAAATACTACTGAGCCGTTCGTGGAATACATGATTCCATCGGCCATGTTGAGCGCTAGCTCGCCCGCGTTTGTGAGGGTAGTTGTATTAGCGGCTCGTCCCGATACGGACGTGCGCTTGAACTGAATCAAGTTATTTGCCATCTGGCATCCTCACGAGCGGTATATACCGAGGTATTAAAAAACGTCTTCTTTTTGCTTAGAAGCTTTCTTATTTAAGCTAGCTTCTAATTTTTCATTCTGTTCCGCAAGACTCTTATATTGTACTTGCAACTCATTGTATTTAGCAAGAGTTATCTTCAGCTGAGTTTCTGATAACATTCTCGTCTTCGTCAACTCAGCTATCTCTTGCATCAAACGTTCAATGTAAGCATTAATAAATTCAGTATCCATCTATCACCTTATTAGAATGTACCACCATCGAGACTACCGTAAGCCGGTAAGTTATTTACGATCTGTAAAACTTCACCATTAGCGCCAACACCTAACTTTGCTACCGAATATGTTCCATTCGCGTAAAGTAAGTCACCGGCGGTATATGACGACTGACCGGTACCACCAGAGTTAGAATTTAAAGCAGAAGTTAACGTTAGAGTGTTAGCTACGATGCTGACGCCATACGTACCATTTGCTGTGATCTGAACATTAGAAGCATTAGCTACTAAGCCACCTGATAATAGGTATGTTTGTAAAGTAGCTGTTTGATATCCACTGTAAGTAGGATCGATATCATTATTTGATAGTAAGTTTTGTAAAGTATTAGTGAATAGTTTATAGATACCGCTATCTGCATGGTCTCTATAAAGACCCGTCCATCTTTCATTTCCGCCATCGTAGTACTGACCGGCGAAACCGATGTCGAGCATATCAGATGATGTGTTATTGCCGGCAAGGAATATTAATGGATCAGAAACGATAATCGACTGAACGTTTTGTGTAGTAACGTTGCCACTAACGATAAGGTTACGACCAACGGTTACATCACCTGTAAAGCTACCGGTATTAGCAGTAATACCGCCAATGAAAGCATTAGCCCACCAGTTAGATGAAGTACCAAGATAGTAAGTGGTATTTGTACCAGGCGTAGCATTTGAAACAATATATGAAGAAATCTGTACATTAGCAAAGAATGCGTTTGATGTAGATTCAAAATTATCAATTGTTACGCCATTTGCAGTGTCAGAAATATTTGAATTGCCAAGAACAATAGTTGAACCAGAAAGATATAGATTGGCCCAACGCATTGAAGAATTACCAAGGCTATATGTATTATTAGCCGTTGGAATAAAGTTGTTAGCAATCTGACCTTGGAAGTCAGTATTACCCTGGAATATATTATTGCCAGTAAATGTATTATTATTTGACTGGGTATTTGCTACTGCAAGAGTAACAATGTCAGCAACTGTGTTACTACCAAGATATGTCGCATTGTTGGCATCTACCGCAGTAGATGCGCTATTAACATTCAAGTCTCCTTCGGACTTGCCAAATGCATATGTAGCATTGTTGGCAGTATCTGAAGTAATAGCGTTATTGACATTAAGGTCGCCTTCTGACTTGCCGAAAGCATACGTAGCGTTATTAGCTGTGTCAGAAGTAGTGGCGTTGTTTACATTGAGATCGCCTTCTGACTTACCAAACGCATATGTAGCGTTGTTAGTCGTTCCAGTGTAAGTAGTAGAGTTGATACTCTCGCCGGATCCAGAGAAATATATAGTGCCAACGTTGATATTAGGCGTGTATAGAGTAGAAGTACCACTGTCAAACGTAAGATTGGCAGTAGCACCAAACGCTCCAGAGTTATTGAACTGTACGTATGTGTTAGAACCGGCCGCGCTGGTTGAGAAAGTACCTGGATCTACCCAGTAAGCATTAGCTCCGGCGCCAGAAGCTAGAACAAAACCAGCGTTTCCTACCGCACCATTGGCGTATACTTTTTGTACATTAAGGTTAGCAACGATAACCTTATCGATACCAGAAGTTGAGTTAGCTACTAAAGCTTGATTGGCAGTTAATGTGCCGGGATTTCTCTCACCGGCGATTGAGACTACTCCCGAGCCATCGGGTAGACCGATCCAGAGGGTATTACTCGCTTGGGTAAAAGCTAATTCACCGTTTGCCAGCCCCGTGACTACGCCATTAGCGGTACTTCTTTTAATTTGAATCTTGTTTGCGCTGGCAACCATTGTTTGGTCCTCTTGTTATGGGATTTTTTTCTATTTATCTTTTAGAAAGTCCCACCGTCTATCTTGTCGATAGTGGCAGGCTCAATAACAAAAGTTTCAGTATTTGCATGATAGACAAGTGTAGCTCCCTCAACTTCGGTACCTACGTCTACGTCTATTAAATCTTCAAGTTTAAGTCTTGTATTCGCGGAAGATAGGGTCGGAACACTCTGTAGGGTTACCGGTACAGTAGTCTGTATGATCCCACCAGTAGCATTGGTGGAAACCTGTATATTTCTTTGTCTAGCTACGACTATGTTAGCCATATCTATCTCGTTACTTGTGGGGTAACCGTAACGATACCCTCAACTATTCTCGATATCGTATTTGCATATGTGTCTGTCAACTCAACGTCATAAACATATCTACCTGCTGTAAGAGAACTGGTCTGATTAGCCGTTAGTGATAGAGTTACAACTGCTGAGGTAGTATTAATCGATGTCGCAAAGACTGCAGCGGGATTAACAGAAGTGTACCACTTTCTCATCTGTGAGTTAGCGGTGAAACCATTCAAAGTTAGCGGGTCACCGTTATCATCTGTAAGAGTCAAAGTGGTAGAGTAAGACGTTCCCTGATCAATAACTAAGTTAGCTTTAGTAGCCATTAGATGAGAGTCCTTGCATACTTAACAGTGGTATTAACAGACGTTGGTGTAAATCTAACTACGACGTGGGTAGCGTTAGTAGTTGAACTAAATGTACCCAAAGATCCATTCGAGTTGATAGTGCCATACTCAGTGATGTAACTATTACCAGTGTCATGTACTACTAGAATCTTTGTAGCGGAGAAACCATTGGCTGCGTTGTCTTTAACGTTGACTGCATACTCAGCGGTAGAATATGTTGAAATAAGCCAGCTATCTACGTTCTGTGTACTCGTTCCAGTTGTTACTACAACACCGTTGGAGACTGGACGATATACCCAACCGCCGTTCGCACTGAGGCCGTAAAGTCCCGAAGCTATGACTGCTGAGTTAGGTGTATTAAGAGCTATACTAGTAGAACCATTTGAGATCAAAATAGCGTTAGCAGTAAATTGACCTGTGATGGCAGCGTTACCAACTGCAGTGTTTGAGTTAGTCGTGACAGCGATAGTAGACATCGCGTATGCGAGTTCGTTTGTTCGGTTTCTCCAGAAATCAAACGTGCTCGATACTACGGTATTTTGAATTGTTGCTGTCATTTAACCTATCTCGTTAACAATTGTTGTAACATCTGTTTAATATCTGACATGTCATTCTCTAGCTTATCGAGTCGCTTACTAGAATCACGTGTTGTTTCAAACGCCGCTTTTTGCTTCTTATAAGCTTTTAAGCGTTCATTATCAACACTTAATACTGCACCTGAATTTGGATCTTTCACTAAACCTTCAAAGTCAGTCATTAGATATTTATCTGACATATTATAGCTGCAACGCTAGAGCTCTAACGTCATCCATTCTTGGAACCGTTGCAGAACTATCTGACTGCAAGATTGCTTTGATCTGGAATCGTTTAAATGTTGTGTATTGATTGTTTGAAGAGTTCAAGTAAGTGACGCCCGCAGGTGTTACTGAATAAGCATTTATTCCTGAAACGTTTGCAGACCAAGGTGTACCAACTGCGAGAGATGTACTGTTAGTAATGCTTACTACAACTTGCTCATCATCATTGATTGAGATGATAGTACCCGGTCTCAACTCAGTATCAAAGTTTGTGTTTGCACCTGTAATAATATTTGTCGTAGTGTAAGCTGCAACGTTACCCGATAGCTGAGTCTTAGTACTTTCTGACAACCAAGGCGTCGTTGGAGGCGGAACTAAGAAGTAAGCGTTTGTTGTATAGTTACCAAAGAATGGCGCGTCAAGAGTTAATTGGGTGTTGTTAGCAATCGCAACAACTTTACGTGTAGTTTCGCCAAAAGTAGTGTTAGCTCTCATGTTAATAAAGTAACCAACTTTCAAATCTGTTGTGAAAGCAGTACCTACACCTGTAACAGTAGCTGAAGAATTAGTACAAGTTATGACACCGGTTGTTGGCTTAAGACCATAATACTTAGGTACGATATAAACAAACTCGCGCATATCAGTTGGGTTACTTGGGTTGCTGTAAAGATCAGGCGCTTTACTTACCAAAGGTGCCCAAGTCTTAAGTGAGATTGGTTCACCGTCTTCACCGTTTAAGAATTTTACATATACTTGAATATCTGAACTTGGTGGACGATAAGCTGAGATGATCACTTGAAGATCTTCAGCATCTTGACCTTCCGCCAAAGTAATAACTTTAGAGATATACTTTGACTTAGCAGCACCTGAATTGAAATACTCATCGTAACTTATTCCAACAGGATCAATGTCATTTTGAATCACTACTTGCTTATATCTTACTGTATCGATAAGTGGTGAAAGATACTCTGTGTCAGTAAACATATCTGCAGAAATGGTCATAGACTTATTACCACTCATCGAACCAAGCTCAGTCGACTTAGAAGCAACAATTCTTTCTTTGTCGAAGAATTCTGTTTCATGTCCAGATTTAATTTTTAATGTGGTGCTATCTACTGAAAATGTATTGCTTGTTCCAATGTAGTTATAATTGATGCTTGTACCTGGTGGAAGAACTGTTGCAAAGTTAGCTGCAATAGCGTCAACAACGGGATTCTTAGTAGATATAACGTTAGCGCCAGCGATAAATGTACTCGTGTTAGGAGATGATGCTAACGTAGAGTTTGCGAATCTATGAATCTGAATGTAACTATTATTAGCAAATGCGTTACCGCTATCATTTGTGATATACACAATGTTCTTAGATGAATCATAATATTCAACGATACCTTGTATCGAAGTGTTAGTTGTCGTTACCGTTGAGTTAGTAGCTTTAAACGCGTAATCGCCAGCTTTAATACCAGCCGACGTGTTAGCGTATGAGATATTCTCTACATTCAAGAAGTCTGTGTTTGAGTTATTGAAAACAGCAGTGCCGGTAGCGTTTGAGAAGCTAGCTCTCTTTAAGTTAAACTTAATGTACTCATCTTGTACAGCTGTCCACTCCGTGGTAGTTGCACCATAGAAAACCGTACCAAGAATAGGTTGACTAAACATCTGAAGACCTGTAGCAACATCATTGTCACCAAGTTTAGCAGTCCAAACAAAATAGTCTTCATCGTTTGCATCAGGTTTAATAACAACAGCATACTCTTTACCATTTTGTAGATAGACTGGAGCTTCAAATGTAAAAGTTGTTTCTAAAGCTGCATTATCACTTACTACAACGTCATCACGTTTTTTCGAAACTGTTGAGAAAGGCAAAATGGCTTTTCCATCTGGATAACCATTATTAATCTCTGTTAGATAAACTTGAATACCGTTGTTAACATTTTGTGCTTTTTGTTTAAAGTAAAGATCAATAGAAGTTGCAAAAATGCCCGGTTGATTATCAGGTGTATTGATAGTAAGACCTTGAGCGAGAGGTTCCCAAGAATAAGTTACATTTACAATATCTCGAACTTTATTGATAATGATTGTATTTGATGATGATGTAGTAGTTTGCGCGGTTGGAACATACTTAATCTCAGGATTTACAGTCGTTAAAGTAACCGACTTTTTTGTCGTAGTTAAATTAGAAGCAGTAAAGTTTGAGTGAGCAATAGTTGTATAAGCATCAGAACCGGCTGTGATACTATCAACGTCCGCGAGTTCAAACAATCTATCACCGGTCTTAAACTTACCAGCGGGGATGTTAAACTGACCAGCTACAATACCATTGATATCTGAAACGAGAGGATCACCAAAGTTACCATTTTTTAAGATTGATTTATAGTCTGCAGTATCTGCAACTGTTGTAGGAACAATACCTGGTGCACAATGTTCATCAACATTAACACCATCAAAGAAAGCATGAAGTCTTTGGTTAGGACGCATGTTATATGCTAAGAATGATACGATTCTATTAGCAATATAAGGATTCATCGTAACGTCAGTGACAACATCACCAACTGAGTACGTTGAATTAGACGATCCAACCTCCATCGTAGTACCAGTACGATTAGATGTAGTCGTAGTAGTAGTTGTTGTTGTACTTGTACCTGCCAATTTAATCTCCTAAATCGATTTTCTCATAGCAAAAATATTAACCAGTGAACGTTCCAGTTACAGTTCCCTTTACGTAATCATCACTATTTCCACCTAACTTCTGAACTGCTCTTCTATAAGCTTCATCTTCACTGATGTTGCCACCTACATATCCTATGTCAACACTTACAGTTTTCTGTTCAGAACCTGATGTAAACACTGTGTTTGATGATGTTGAAGTTGATGTTCTCCAGTCACCCCAGATTGTGCCATATGGACTCTTAGCGTAATCTTTCCATGCTTTAGTGTTATCAACGGTAATACTTAGTGATCCACCGTTTGCCGTATCTTTTGAGTTATCATAACATGGGAACAGTTGAAGTTTTCCGTGCCAAGCATAAGCCACGTGTGCTGAGTTACGATATTTAGTCGCATATGGTTGTGGAAGGAATGAAACTTCTGTATAAGGAAGTGTGATAGCACGACCCGTTTTTGTAGCTCTAGTAGACGAACCACTATTAAAAACAATAGGAATATCTTCCCTGATATTATATGGACGAGCTAATGAAGAGTCTGCATCGATACAAATACTATTCTCAGGATTTGAAGTATCGGTTAAAAGATCAGAATTAAATGCATCTGCAAAGATACCGTTTTTAAATCTATCTAAACCGTTAGCATCAGTTACGGTCATATCTTTAGCTTTCTTTTCAAGAAGAGAAAGCTGAGTGTAATACTCTAAATTAGTGATACGATCGTCAAGCTTTGCGATATCTTTCATGCTATAACGACGATTCAGAAGCAACGAAGTTGATATATTAGTAGAAGTATCTCTTGTTAAAGTTTTAGATACTTTATTGATAAGATATTCAGAATCCATCTGATCAGTTGTTAACGATGGGAATGATGGAATATCATATACAGCGATCGGCATCGCGTTCTCAGGATACAATGGAGTCTGAGGAGTTACCGAGGGAAGACCTTCTTTAATCTTAATTTGTTTATCTTTAGTGATAAACACCAAGTCTTTTCTTGGAAGATACATCGTGTAGTCAGCTTGGAAGTTTCCACCATATGAAGGAACGTTCAAGCCATTAGTTGGAACTTGAAGTGTTAACGCTGAAGAAGGATTCACAACCGCGTAAGAGATAGCGTTATTAACAGAAACACTATTTGCTAAGTCAACAGCACCAGTGTCATTAGCAGTTAGTGTTGCCGGAGCACGGAAGTCGATGTAATCTCTCAGCCAAATCTTATCACCTGAATCTGACACATAAAGAGGAATGTCTTTTGTTTGAATCGCAGTTGTATTAGATGTGTTAGCATCATCGATTGGATATGATTCAACCGTAAAGAAACCAACACCCGTCGATGTATTAGCTTGGAAATAATCGAGCTGTACTAGAAGATATGGGAATGAACTCGTGCTATATCCTGGCTTAGCATAAAGATAAGCAAGATCATAGTATGAGTCTCTCTGCCCAGTGTCAAATGTAAAGTTACCCGTTACGTCCAATCCAGTCAATGCATAAGAGCCATCCGCTGAAGCGTAAACTTTGCTTACTTTATGAACGTCAGAGTAACCTAAGCACCAAGGACCATAAGGATTAGCTGATGTATTAATCTTTACAAATCGATCTTTCTTAATAGCTTTCTTAGCAGGCGACGTTGATGTTCTAAGCACATCATAAACAACGTCTACTGCTACAGAAGTAGAAAGATTAGCTTGACCGCTATAGATTGTAAACGCTGTAGAGTTAGAGATAGCGATGTTACTTACTGGACCTGTAGCTGGTACTGAACTGATTGGTAGAATCTTACCTTTGAGGTAAGTCTTATAATAAGTTTGTCCGGTGTTAGCTACAGAGAATGGTGCATCAACATTAAGCACGGTGTTATTAGAAACCGAAGCAACTGTACGAATCTCGCTACCAACTTTAATCTGATCTCCAGACGCGAATCTTGTAGTGAACGCTGTAGAAGTACCTAATACCGACGTATTAGTCGTGTAAACGTTGACTGTACCGGCGAGAGCAACTGTACTTACATTTGCAGATAAGATAAGATTGAAGCTTTGTGCGTCACTATCATTCAGAGTGCCGATGCCGAAAGGTAAGATGTCAGTACCACCGGGCTGAGAACTACTGATGATAATGCTTACAGAACCGTCTGTCGCCATCGTAGCAGAAGTGTTTGCTGTGCGATACAGATACTCAGTGTTGTTGTTATTTGAAGCGTCTCTTAGATTCTTAATACCCGAGAAACCGAACGTATAAAGCTGTGGCTTAGCAGATGTTCCTTGAAGACCAGTCTTATAAAGATCAGCGAAACCTTTGTGTGTTGAGTTTGCATAGAGCGCTTTTACTTGACCCGGGCTATAACCATTTGCGATTTGAATGTTGAATAGATGAACGTTATAGATCGCAGCGTTTGTTCCAGGAACACCATTATTAAGAGTGAAGCAGCGAGCCATCGCGTTACCGATAAGAGTACCAGTAACTGATGCTTCAGCGAACGTTCTATTTGTTACAGCTTTTTGAGCGGTATCATATAAGTAAACTTTTTGTGCTTTATTGAATTCAAAGATACCAGCAACTTCATTTACTGAGTAATAGCCGCCATAGTTAAACGTAATTTGTTGAGACGTTTTAGTAAGCGTATCTATTCCACGACGCATCTGAACATGAGCTGTTCTATCGATAGATACACGTGTTCCTTGCACATAACCGATACCGGCGCCAATTCTTCCATAGAAATAATTAGAGTTAAAGTCACCATCAGGGCTAGTTGAAATAGTATCTGCCGTGAATGGATTTACAACATAGTTACCGGCACTTTCATACATTCTCGTATCAATAACGTCACCTGCAATTTGATAAGCGTCTTTACCGGCTGTAGATTTTGAAATTAAGCTACCATAGTTATATTGAGCGATAACGTTGAATCCAGGAGTGTTAGCTGCAACGGCTGGATCAAGTGCAGTAAGTTCAGGAGTAAGCTTTAATCTCCAAGCGCCGGGAGCGTTTTCGTTTGGATAACCAAGAGCGTTATCTAGAAGTGAAGGATCATCTACTTCAGTGATGATCTCTTCTTTGAGTGTAAAACCAACTACTGTATTACCAGCATATGTACCATATGCATTAACGATACCGTATGTAGGATTTGGTACTCTAACGAATGTACCATTGATAAAAATGATACCTTCTGAAACAGATATGAAGTGACCGTTGCCCGTTGCATATGTATTAGCAAGTGTATTTGCATATGTATTAATAGTTGCAACTACTGTATTTCCAGCTTGAGTGACTTGTCTAAACTCAAGAGTTCTATTATTAGAAAACGATTGAATACTAGATGTTGTTGAGTTACTACCTGAACCAAACTTGTATTCTAGATAAATCGTTGCCGTATTTGGATATTGTGATTCAAGACCCGTTTTAACAAATACAACTTTAGCAGATAGATTAGCTACAGAATCATATGCGTAAGTATTAAGAAGATCGCTTAGAACATAACCAGTACCATTAGCCGCATTATCTTGTAAGCGAGCGTAAGGTCTGATAGGATCGTCATTGGGTGTGAAACCGGTGTTTGAAACTAAGTCGCCATTACGATAGAAAACATTGCCGATGCGCTCGATCTGAGTCTGCTGCATCGTTTGCATCTGAGTAAGTTCACGAGCTTGAAGAGCTGTACCGGCACGATATAAGATACGATAATACTGATTATTAGCGTCATAATCATCAAAGATTGGCGCAATATTTAAGTCTGTGTTAATCGGCATATCTTATCCCTTAAAGCTCTATGATCAGCTTGAATGTTTCGGACTGGTTGTTCGCGCGGACAACATTATCAATATTTTGTACATATAGTGGATAAACGTCTGTTACGTAAGCATCACCATATGTATTTATTTCAATCGCTGCAGATGATGTACCGTCGCTTGAAACTACTGTTTCGTTGTTCGAGAAGTATTTATCTCCACATAAGTGAAGGACTGTACTATTAGAGTAAACAACTAAGCCATGTGCACCGGAGTCTTGTCCGGTTACCATGTCACCTACTGTGAAAGAAACGCCCGTAGGTGTGATATTAGCCATCAAGACTTGATTGATAGTGTTAGTATTAACTAAGGTAGATGTGTTAGCGCCAGAACCATCTTGTTCCAACCCATAAACATTTCTCACGATTCCGATTCTATCGTATGTTAAGTCAGTCGAGATAGATCCTAACTCAGTGTTAGCAAATGTGAATGAGAAACCTATTCCCTTAGCATTCAACTCAGAAGCCGGTGAGTAGCCGTGTCCGCCGGGAGGAGGAATGATAGCTCTAACGTTAGCGCCTGAACCATAAGAACTATTACTAATGATCGCAACATTTGCCCAAGAAAGTGCAGTTCCTGGATCAACCACGACGATACTCGCGATTGAGTTAGAAGTAGTATTGATAACACTATACGCTTTAGGTTTAGATGAAGCATCGGTCTCAAAGTATACTTGAGGACTAATCTTATAAGCACTGCTTAAAGCTGTGAATAGCTGTGTGTTTACGGCTTTGTCGAGTGTGACAAAGTTACCGATACCAATCTGAGAAGTATAAGCGGTAATGTTTCTAAGCTGAGCTGTGCCAGCATTAGTATCATAAAGATAGATACTGTTGTTTACATAGTAGTTAGATACACCTACCGCGTCATTAGCTACTTGAATAGTGAATGGATCGATGAGTCCGTTGATCGTACCGTCATGATAAGCTTGATATCCAGAACCACCATTAGCAACCACTAGAGCTTCAACTCCTGAGTAATTAAACGCAGTAGAAATGATAGTCGAGTTAGAAGTTACAGGTGAGTATTTTGTAGTCGTGTAACGAGCATATGTTACGTAATCGATAGATGTGATATAACGCCAGATATAACCATCTGAAGTTGTGAAGCTGTCAGGTTGAACTAGTGTAGGTCTAACCGTTGAAGCACTATTACCATTGTTATCGATACATTTATAAATGTTGTAGTAGCCCGAAGCAGTCGTAGGTTCAGTAATTACGTAGTATTCAGAGTTACTTAAATCGACTCTATCATCATAACGCGTGTAGACTGTGTTTGATGTCCAGTCGTTTCTATCAATCATCGCATACATGTTATTAGCGAGAAGCTTCTTAGCAAAAAGCATCGTCCAGTTACTCTTAAAAAGATTAGAGTAATCATCAGCAGTTACTACAGGCGTGTTACCCGTATGTGCCACTGGATTAGATGCAAAAGCATAATAGTGAGAAGTGTTTGACGTGATACCGATCTGAATCTCGTCAACTAATGATTTTCTAAATCCTGGTAAAAGCTTACCCATAAAACTTTATCCTACCTTACATTCGGCAAGAATGAACCATAAAGATTCGTGCCATCTGAAGCAAATGTGAATACATCAAGTGCGTTTGCGTTTGTTGTTAGCGCTGGAGCTACACCCGCAGTCCACTTAAACTTAGTTCCCCAACTTAATGTTCTACTGCCAGTACTATCTTGATAAACATAAAGAATATACGTACCTACTTTTAAGTTTGTTGGGTTAGAAAGTGCTCTATTACCATCGAGTGTTACAGTAGCGATCTGACCATTAGATGTATCCCATACGATATTTGTACCGTCAGTTAATGTTTGACTTTGCATATTTGCTTGTGCTGTACTTACGGTACCATTAAACACCGCCGTACTAATCGTAATTGTATTGGAGAATGTATATTGTGCAGCCGTGTTGACGCCAGCCGATGCAGATGCCCAGTATACGCCGCCGGTTGAATTAACAGTTAGTACTTGACCAGTTGTTCCGAATCCACCATTCGCAGAGAGACTCTGACCAAGAACAACGTTTGCGGAAAATGTTATAACATTAGCGAGTGTGAAAGCCGCTGACGTATTAACGATACCAGATGGTAGACGAGCGTATGGAAGAGTGCCAGTCGTAAGTAACGCGGCGTTAGTGTAATACGCTGCGTTCTGACCATTGAAGTAAGTAGCGTTATTAGACGTAATTAAAGCTACGTTTGCAGCAAGATCGGCGAGTGTTTGATAGTTTGAAAGATTAGCAGATAGCTGTGCGTTTGAGACTACGTTAGCCGCAGAAACTGAACCTACGAATGATGTGTTATTAGCAGTGTTTACTGCGATGACTGAAGATAATCCAGCCGTGTTCGTATAGTTTGCCAAGTTAGCAGATAGCTGAGCGTTTGAGACTACGTTAGCAGCGGGGAGAGTACCAATGAATCCAGCTGCGTTTGCGGTTATTAAAGCAACGTTTGCAGATAGACCGGCCAGTGTCTGATAGTTACTTAAGTTAGCAGATAGCTGAGCGTTTGAGACTACGTTAGCGGCTGGTAATGTACCGATGAATCCTGCAGCATTTGCGGTGATCAAAGCAACATTTGCAGCTAAACCTGCTAGTGTCTGATAAAGAGCTAGGTTAGCTGCAAGATTAGTATCAAAAACAACGTTACTATAGAGCTCGTCGAAGTTACCATTTACTTTAACGAATGCTCCACGGAGCGTATCACCAGTTCCATCATTTGGCGCTGTACCGATGTTGATAGTTTGTTTTGCCACTTTACGGTCCCTTAGAGTTGATCAACTGTGAAATATGAACTGTCAACGCGTAATGTAGTATCATCGATCGTTATATAAGCCGGAAGAACGAAAAGCGGCGCAGTTGACTCTTCACCGATTCCAAAGTTCGTTGCTTCGGTACTAACTTTAAGATACTCACCAAAAAGCTCATTACCCGCAGTATGAAATGTTTTGTACAAGATGTTCTTATATCTGTCAAGAGTAGCAGCAGTTCTAATCTGATATGAGAAATCTTGGTAGAAATAACTATCTTGAATATATTTATTAGAATCTAAGAAGCCTCTATCTGAATCCCAGTAACCTAACTTCTTACCTAAACCGGCTTTCTTAACTTTACCGGTAACCGCTGCAGTTAGATTAAACTCGTTGATAGATGTGGTCAATATAGCGCCGGTGCCAGTTTTAGTTCTCACTGAGATGTAAGGAACTTTAGTATAACCAGAACCAGCATAATCTAACGTAGTGCTGGTGATAACACCGCTACCATTAGTTGTCACATATCCTCTAGCAGTTTTCTCGTTGTTACCACCGTTTGAAAAGATGATAACATCGCCGTTAGAGTAACCAGTGCCACCGTTGAGAATCGTCAGTGGATTCAATCCTGCGTAAAGATACGCAGTTACATTTTCATCTTGAATGTAACCTCTACCAGAGTTCACAGCAATAACTTTGCTTACTACACCATTACCGGTAATAGGATTAGCTGTAACTAACGTATTTCTTCCGTTTACAGTTCCATCAATACGTATCATATAAGATTCATATGTTGCAAAGTTAGATGGTAAGATAACCGGAGAAAGCTTATGCGTTGCAGATGTTGTTGAGTTATAATGTGGAGGACCGTAAAGTACCAGTGATGTTGAATTAACAACTTGCTTAATAACTTGATACTCTTTAGTACTGTTATTCGAGCTATTAGCTTGTAATAAGATTACGTTCTGTGAAGTAGTATTGAAGTAACGTGTAAAATCTGTGTTTGCACCAGTTACAGTATTAGAACTCGTGCTATATGATACGTTACCGGTTAAGTTATTTAATGTATCTTTAGTGCTTCTAATAAAGATATCCGGATTAGCGTTATAATCGTGACCAGTCTTAACATTTGATAAAGTAGCTAGAGTACCGAAATATTGATTGGCGTAACTTAATACGTCGCTTATAGTTGAAGCTGAGTTAGCTGACGTATTAGCAGGAAATCCATACGTTGCAGAATTGATAGGCTTATCGAGATAGTCAGTTAAAAAGTCTGTGTTATACTGAATGTTCTGAGAGTATGATAAAGCACCGAGATCAAACGATGCGCCCGAACCATTAGCATTTGATTTATAGATAAAGATCTGTGCATTAGGGGTTACACCAAAACCTCCTTGTGCGATCTTAAAGTTTAAGAGCCCATTCGCACCAGTTGTTTGAACAACTTTAAGAATGCCATCAACACCGTATGAGATTAGATCACCTGTTGATGGATCACGATGAGCGATCTTAATCTGATCACCTAACAAGAAGTCTTGGCCGCCATTATCAATTTCGAGTGAAGCTAGAGAACCAATGATGATAGGTGCAGCTAGAAGTGAAGCGCCATTACTAACATCTTGTTCAATAAGAATCTTCTCACCTCTGATGAATGTACCTCCACGTGGTAAGATAGAACTTAACTGAAGTGTACAAATAATGTTTTCGTTGATCGGTTCTTTAGAGTAATTCTCAACGGTAGCCGTAGTCTTTGAACCGAGACCTATGATACGCTTACCAACATATGATGGTGTTATATTACTATCAGAAACTTCAAGGTAGAGTGGTTGTTTCCAAGTACCATCTGACAAACGTAAAACATCTTCACCCGGAAGATAGATGTCAACATCTTCGTTGTAGATTAGTCTGAATAGAAGCTTATAACATTGAAGCGTACCTTTTGAACGATACACATCGAGGATATGCTTTAATAGAAATTGTTTGTTGATGATAACGTTGAATGGGATACCGTAAAGATACTTACGTTGAAAGTGTTCTAAGAACTGATCGAGCGTATTATCAATATCTCTGTAGTCAAAAAGATTTCTACTTTCTGCAACTGGATTACCTGCAGACTCCATCCACTCGTAGTAAGCTTTTACGAACGTTACAAAGTTATCTCCCTCGTCCAAATAGAACTGAGGAAACTGAGACTCAATAAAATTCGATATCTTCTTTTCTACTGAGAATTGCATTACTTGATAGTCTCGATTACTTCAACTGTTACGTCTGGGCTATTGATATCAATCAATAAGATACTGTTATCATTAACAATAATATCTTTAGCAGCTGGTACAAACTTGATAGCGATGTACTGATCATAATATGAAGTCTTAAACGCTTTAAGCTTTACTAGACCAGTAGCGTAATTAATAGTACCAGCGTTTCTATTTAAGATAGTAAACTTACCTTTTATTACTGTGTAGATAAGGATAACACCAAGGTTATCATCTCTAAAATAACAATTGGCCCACTCAACATTATTAGTGTCGACATACGTAAAGCCAGTCGACGAAAGCATAGGTTCATCACTTAAAGCATTAATTTTTGTATAACCTGGCGACTCAACTTCAACTTCAGCTTGATTATTGAATGGAATCGTATAAGAAGTTGCATAATTTAATGTTGGTGAGATTCTTTTAACGATAAAAACGTCAGTGTCATTGCTAGTAACACTCGCATCAGCATTATCAATTGAAGCTACAAACTTTGAGTAGCGAAAATCGTTACCAAACTTAGCTAAGTTAGTAGTATTAAACATTGAGATAGTATCTCTAATGATACTCTTGATCTCAGAAGAAATCTTTGTCGTAGCTTGTTTATTATATTGTACTCGTGTATTGATACCAACATAGTAATATTCCGGATCCGAAACAATAACACGAGTCGGAAGAGAAGTGTAATTCTTTAAGAAAGAAGAAACATCATCCTTCAAGTATTGTGGAGCGACAGTTCCACCTGCTGGCTTAAGAGCTACAACTACACGACCATATTGTTTAGGCTCTAAAGTCTCACCGCCATAGACAGTTACGTCATCAAATTGACCGCCGAAATTATTAAGAACTAGCGCTGAGAAGTCATCGGTCGTTACAGCTCTCTGTTGTGTAGCAAAGTAACGAGGGGCAGAGAATCTAATTGACTCGATTGATTGAGGTTCAGCAGATCCTGTTGAATTTTGATTTAATGTGATTGTGCTTAAAACCGCTGAGCCATTATTATCTACGCCAATGTCTCGCGTACAAATAAAATTAGTGATACCATCTGCTTTCGTACCGTGACAAACACGATACTCAACGTATATCACAGCTAAATTATCAGGTTGCTTACCGAATAGACCATCGCCGAATATGATCTCATACAAACCGTTCTGAGCAGCCTGTAAGAAGTAAACTTGAGAATTTTGATCTAAACCAAAGAGTGTTTCAGCAGCTGTATAAACCGTATTTGAACCACTCTCGTTCACTGTAACAGTGATGCTACTCGTATCAATAAGTTGATTAGTTAAAACAAACTTCTGACTCTCAACAGAGTAGTCCATAATAAAGATGTCAGTGTTATACGTACCTTCATAAATCGTAAGATCTGTTACTGCATAAGTTGAGCCGGTAGAAGTATAATTATGTAACTTATCAGTAACAAATGTATAGACACCATTCGCATTTGTACCGCTAAATGTTGTTCCCTTAGGGATAGCTAATACACCATTGATGCCTGAAGTAGTTACATCAAATGAGATGATAGATGTCGACGACTTAGCAGACTGTGGAACGTAATTCATCTCTTTAGCATGTGACACGACTGAGTCAAGTTTCTGAGCTGAGTCAAGAAACATTTCAGAAGCGACCATGTTGAGATAGAACGAGTTTAGATAGCTGTTATAAGTCATAACGTCTATGAGGACGTTCATATTTGAGCTATCGAAATTATAGTCTTTGAATGCCGACTGAGAAGACAGGTAGCTCTTAAACTCTTGCTTCAGAGTGTTAAAGTCTAAGCTAGACAGCGTGATCGAATTATTGGCCATTACCTGACTCTTCTAAGGAAAATTGTAAACGAAATCGGTTGTGGATTATTTATTACCGAAAAAACGATGTTGATTGATAATGAGTTATTCTCTGGATCTTCATAGGGAGTGATATTAAGAAGATTGACACGAGGCTCAAATTGGTTAACAGTCAAATTGATGTGTCTGATAAGTTCTTCTTCCATAAATGGACCGAAGTTTTCGAACAATACTTTTCTAACACCGCATCCATAATATGGGTTAAAAAATCTTTCGCCGACTTCAGTCAACACAGCATTCTTAATAGCTTGTTTAACTGAGTCTTCGTTCTTTAAAAGAACTAATTCTTTGGTTATAGGATGCTTTGTAAAGCTGCTTGGAAAGTCTGAATAAGTTTCAGCTTTCTTTTGTGTCTGAGTTATGCTTTCTGCTCTAGTAACCATCTGTTTCTCTTATGATACTTGAACTAAGTCATCGTAACCAGTAGCATTTGGTGCACAATGAGCTCCGCCGGGAATAGGACATAATGCATCACCGGCCGCGGAATCACCTTGTACTATAACACCCTTGCCGTTAATCTTTAACCAACCGTGTGACGTTGATAGAGGTCCACCACCGTCCGTATTATTATCACCATCAACCGACCACAACTTACCTTCTATCTTTACAAAATCTTGTCCAGTTACTATCGTAGTCGCGCCACACGCTCTCGAGTTACCGTGTACGTGAGAGTATGCCATCATGGTTTCTCAAAGTTAATAGCTGCAGACTTGATAGTGATCTTATCTGGCTCTATGACTATAGACGAACCTCCAACACTAATCGTGATCTTAGTGCTAGAAGATATATTTATGTCTTTAGCAGAAGTGATGTCAGTACCTTTTGCCGAGTATGCCGCTAATGCAGCCGAAGAAGTTAAGAAGACATCTTCCTGGCCGGCCATCGATACAGTTTTAGAAGCGTTAACATTAAAATCATTTACGTTGTAAAATATACCACCGTCTTCTACGACGAACGTTTGATCACCATTCATCTGGTGCTTGCCGTTGCCGCCTTTGCTTATATCATTCTTTGAGTCGGACGTTGCGTTTTGTTGTGTTCCTTGAGAAGCTTTAGTTGAGTCGCCACCATCTTCTTGGTGTCCACCCTGTCCGTTTCTGCTCGATTCACCGCCGCCAACGTTACTATCACTGTGTCCGGTCGCAGTAGAAGTAACGCTATCAAAAAATGTTTTTACACCGTTAGTCGACGATTGATTTACTTCACCGTCGCCTTTAGTTAAACTAACGTGGAAGCCGCCGTCACTAGTTAAGAACCCTTCAATCTTTTGACGATTATCAGGATCAATAGAGACCATATGGTAGCTACCATCGACAGACGTACGAACATGTTTTAGATAAGCATCTGGAGCGTCCGGATGATCTGCTAGTCTATCATTTGAAACTTTCTTAGCCATTTTTATTATCCAAAGTTTCCATAACCGTTAGGGAACGCCGCGTTGCCCTGAACGATAGTGCCGATAGATGAACCCACTTGGTCGGCGATAGCGATACCCGTAGCAACTGCGTGAATAGTATCACCGAAAGGTGTAATCATCTTATATGAACCTACTTGTGCAGCGATACCCGCGGCAGCTCCCACCATTCCAGCGATTGCTTCGGCTTGTGACTTACCAAAGATGTTCTTAGCAGCTGAAGCCGCTGCAGCAGTTAAAGCTAATGCTTTAGTAGCTTGAATTGCACCGGCTGTGATAGCACCTGCATTTAAAGATGGAACACTAGGTAATTTGCCCATTAGTGTACCCGTTATGATTGAACCAGCTCCAGGAATAAGTGAAGCGGCGTTTCCAAGTAATCCATCTAATCCACATCCTAATATCTTATTCAATCCACCGCTGATGATGTTGTTCATGCTTCCATTCAACGCACCTGCTAAAGCAGCTGCACCAACCGCGACACCAAGAGTGTTGGTTGCAGTTGAAGCTAAACCACCGAGACCTCTACCCATAAGTGCATTTACTCCACGTGATAAGTTTCCAGCGACAGCTGCAACGTCGGCTACGTCAGCTAACGCATTTGCAGCATCATTGAAACCTTGACCGATTGGATTATCTACACCAATTAGATCTGAGATTCCACCGGCTACGTCTGAGATAGCGCCGGC